GGCTTCTTTAATGGCTTGAGACAGGGATGGATCAGGCATGTGACTTCGTTTCAGGCACAAAAAAACCGGCGTTAGCCGGTATCAACTTCGAGATATGGGAAAATGGTTCACCAGGTGAAGGTTCGAATTTCATCCAAGGTGGTCAGATCGGCGATCGCCGCCTCGGCCTCATCACTCGCCACCCGGATAGCTTCACGCTCGGCATAGACATCTTGCAATGTGGCGGTGTTGTTGAGGGCATCACGTTCCTTGGCCCGATCCACTTTCCAGTTGGTCGCCGCGATCCTTTCACCAGCCTCTGTCTTCACACGACCGACAAGTGCCCTGCGAGCGTCTTCAAGATCGGCAGTTTGCTGTTCAGCAACGCGCTCGGCATCAAGTTTGCGAACTTCGTCATCGCTGACGCCGTCATAGCGATCAACTACCTTGCCATCGACCAATTTGAAGCGGTGACCGAGGACAGATGCGACGGGAAGTTTATAGTCGCCACTGGGGCTGATGACGCCCCAATCGTTGCTGTGGGGAAAGCTGATTTTGTTGGCCATGATCAATTGCCTCCAATGATCGGAACGATGTAGGGATAGTTTGTCGAGTGATAGGCGCTGTCGAAGATGTAGACGTTGAAGCCTGGAACCTTCGAGCTCATGTCGCCCTTGTCGGCGATTACATCGAAGATATTCTTGGTGTCGATGTGCGACATATAGATGCCGTAGCCGCTGTCCGAATTCGGGCTATAGGAAAGCATGAAATCGCTGTCACGAACGGGCGCAAAAGACCGGCCATAACTGGAATCTTGATGCTGTAAGAAGACATACTTGCCGTCTGACACCCGGATCAGAAACACCTCGGCTCCGGCCCCGTAATAGTAATAGGGCTGGTAACAGATAACGTATTTGCCATCGTTGGAAATTTGGAAACGGATGCCGTTTCGATCCCCGCCTTCCATGCCGTAGGTTGTGGTCGTGCTGAGCGTGTGGGTCGCCTCCTTGGTAAAGCTGCCCGCTCCATCGGGCGTGAACCGATCCAACATGCAGTAGCTGTGGGGTTCCATGCGAACGACAATGATCTTGCCGTCATCGCAAGGGGTGACGATGGCGCGGTAAAGGCTTTCGCTATAGCCTGCCGAATTGGCGGTCCAATCAAAGAAGGTGTGGTTCGCTTCATCAAGATTATCGAACCAGGCTTTGCGGCCTGCGGCATGCAAGTCGAACGGCGCGACATTGGCATAGACGTGAAGCCGCATGGCGGTCCCGCCATTGGTGTTCTCATTGATCACCAAAGTGCGGGTTTTTTCATTATAGCCGATCATGCCGTATTTGGCGTAGGTACCGAAATCATTCTGGGCATAGAACTTGGTCGCCGACCAAGCCAAATGCCAGCCTTCCGTTCCCGTCAATCGACCAGGCGCAATAGCGCGGGGTGCTACACCCACATATTGGTTCTCCATGAACAGGGCTAGGTTCTTGTTGGACTTGTTGTTAACCCAGACACCAACATTACGAAGCGCCGTCGCTGAATACGGTCCGGCCCGTCCAATCATTGTCCCATCGGGGCCAACGCCTAGAGCAATGTGCCCTAAATGCCCGCAACGTGAGGTGCCGTCACCATAGGTAGTATCGGTGGAGGTAATGTAGGAATTGGTCTGCCCATAAGAGTAAAAGTTATTAAAGAACTCCGTTCCCATGGAACTGGTGCTGCCTTGCATGTAGCCACTGTCATTGTAGTGCTGACGGCTCAACTCCTGCAGATAATGGTTATAGGTCACCGTTCCCCAAGGGGCTGAACTGCTCATGGTCACCACGGCAAAGGCAGGCTTCTTCCATGGGTCCAGCAAGTCGTGATTGACCTGGTGTTGGTGCTGTTTGACAGCATTAAAGGTAAGGACGTCCATTGTTAAACCTCCGTAATGGCGTTGATTTGCCCATCGGGCGTGTAGGAGAAGGTGAAGGCGCGGGCATAGGTGATGCCACCGAGAAGCAATTCCTCCGCATATCCCGCCATGGTCCCATCATCAAAGTAGGTGATGTTGTTGACCAAGCGTGGTCCCTGCTGAATGGAAACCATCCGGCCCATATCATCGTAAACAGCGTCTCCGGCAACGATTGAGCCCGTGAACAGGGCCGCATTGGCCGCATCCACCGAATACCCGGCACCCGTTCCCAGATAGTTTCCAAGATTGACTTCGAACTCGGCCAGTTGATCGTTGATCTGGGTTTCCAGGGTATTGTTAAAAGCCTCGATATCAGCCAGCGCTGTATTCAGATTGGCAACCACCGTGTCATTGACGAACCCGGTCGCGGTCACCAACCAGAGGGCATTGATGTGAACTTTGAGAGCTTCGGTGATTGCCTTCAGCTTGGCTGGGATATCCCGGGCCTTGGAGTTGCTGAAGATATCGATGTCTTCGTCGAACGTCGCAAAGGGTGCCGTGTCCGGGATTTCGGGAATGGTCAGGGGCATGGATCAACTCTCCAGTTAATAGGTTTCGAGAACGCGCTCACCAAAGGCTTCCAGGCTTCGCTCGCCAACAATCACATCGCCGCTGATGTCGATGTTGCGATCATCCCGGTTAAGCATCATCCAGCGTTCTTCTGAGCCAAATGGCATATCGCCGATCCGGGTGGCCCGGGTCAGCATGAGGATGTCTTCGCCGCTCAGATCAGAGGAATAGAACGTGACCGCTTTGGTCGCGATCTTGTCCTTCAGCCCATCGAAAGCATCCGGATCCTGGACGTTTTCAATCAACTCGACCGCTTTCACCATCAAGGCGAAATCATCCATCCGCAGGTTGGGCGCATCGAGTTTGGCCGAGATGGTGGCGATGGCGTTGGCCTGACCGGTTTTCACCGTCAGGTAATGGGCAAGTGTGGTCATGGCTTAGCCTTCTCAGAACAATTCGATGCCAAGGGTTCGGTAGTCAGAACCCCGACGTGCGGACACAATCAAGGTTTGCAGCTCCAACCCGGTGGCACTGGCGACGATGACGGCGGCGGCTTCAGCGGCCACGGCGAAGTTTTCCGCCTCACCCGCCCAGAATGTGCTGTTGGTTTCCGACTGTGCCGCCTGGATTGCCGATCCATCCGATGCGGTCTCTGAAACCTTGGCTTGAGCCGCCGAGGTTTGGGCATTGGTTTCTGAAAGCGCCGACGCGGCAGCGGAAGCGGCGGCACTATTTTCGGACTGAGATGCCGAAGCCCCACTGGCTTGTGCATTGGTTTCACTGGTTGCAGCGGCCAGGGCGGAACCGGCAGCGGCGATGTTCGATGCTTCCGCAGACACTGCCGATTGACTGGCATTGGCTTCGGCGGTCTCCGCTCCGGCTTGAGCTGCCTGAGCATTGGCTGCCGATCCGGCGGAGGTCGTGGCGGAGGCCTCAGAATTTGCCTCGCTGACACCGGCGGCGGCAGCGCTGGTGACAGCATTGGCTTCGCTTGACGCCGCGTTTGTTTCTGACTGTGCCGCATTTAGAGCGCTAGTCGCTGCATTCTCTTCACTGAGCGCCACATTGGCTTCAGATGAAGCCGCATTGGCTTCACTATTCGAGGCAGAGTCGACCTTTTGATCGAGCTCCGTCAGGGAGGACTGGAGTTGGCCATCAATGTCAGCCATGGCCTTGGCCACGGTTTTGACCGGACCGCCGTCAGTTTGCACCACGGCTTGATCATCACCATGGACGACCTGATGCAATAGCTGCCCGTCTGTTACCGTCTGGGAGACGGCAGCAGCCAGTTCTGTTTGTAATGACATAAGGGTTTCCTGTTACCAGATCATGGGACCGGGCAGACGTTGATGAACAAGCGTATTGAGATCACTGACCGACGCCAGCAGAGCCGCCGGATCGCTATCCAAAAATATTTCCAGAGCTGCCTCGTCCAGGGTCGGACGCTCACGAATTTCCAATTCGCTGGATACGTCCCACAGCACCCCGGACCGAGGGCGGGCATCAAAGGGCCGAGTGAAACGGGCTTCATGAGCAATCAGCCCAAGACCGCCCAACAAATCGATTTCAAACCACTCGCCGCCTTCTTTGGCGCGCCAACGGTACCAGGACTCAAACAGCGCGAATTGCTCTCTGCGAAACGACCAGCGCACCGTAATCCGGCTTGGCACCTGCGTGTAACGGCGGCGTTGCCGGGCGGGTCCCGCTTCCATTTCGGTGCGCAAAATCGCCTCGCCTGGATGAAGGCCATAGCCTTCGATTCTGGGCAAAGGGAGTGTTGATGGCCAGAGGACTGTCATTTTCGCTGGCTTTGCGTATTCTACCATGGCGCATATATGCTCAGATTAACTAACGCGGCTACGAGGAACCGTTATGACCTTAAAAGTGACGTTTGATTCAAACATTTTTCAGCACGTACTTAGACCTGACAAATTTCCAAATGACCCTGAATTAGCCGCCATTCAGGCAATTCATGACGCTATTCAAAAAGGCGATATTCAGGGGTTTGTTGCTGAAACCATGGCTGACCTTGAAGCAATAAAGCGCGATGACCGCGCAAGCTATTTCTCTTCTAGTTCAGCACAATCAAAAGCATCAGAAGATGTGCTTCCTGATGGCTCGATTAAATTGTCATTTTCACTTTCGCCTGACCCCAATGCTCATCCGGGTGTTCACCAAATACTTATTGATCGATTTTCAGAGGCAATTGTCCTTGGGTTCAAATTTATGCGCTGCCCACGTATTGGATTACCTCGCCCTCAAATTCTCCAAGATCAATGGTTTGTAGTTGAGGCTGACGAAACAAGTACTAAGGATAGGCAAGATCTCTTCTTTTCAGCTCTGCGGAAAATAGAAGCACGCGGGGTTGGGAAAGCGGTCGTTGAGACAATAGGCAACTCATTTGTCGTCACGAAAGGAACTCAAGAAACTTGGTTTGAAGGGCTTGGTTACGCTCAAACACCTACTGAAATCAAAGAAGTTGCTGATGCTGTTGGCGAATGGGCAGATGGTGATTCTGTTGCAGCCCATATTGGGTACCAAAACTCCTTTTTTTGCACCCGAGACATCGGTGTTGGAGCTGGCACATCCATTCTAAACGCAACAAATCGTACCTGGTTACAATCAGATTACGGAGTTGAATTTGTATCTGCTCATGAGCTTGCCGCTAAACTGTAATAGGACGCATCAATAGCTCCCTGCCGCTGGGTTAAGCCCATACCTTCTCTCCAGGGTCGGGGCCAATCCTTCACCGCGCCCAATATTGCGCGCCAGTTTGCCTTCAACTTTTTCAACGATGATATCCAAACCAAGGTTGCCATTGGCATCCCGGCGCGTTTGCACTTGGGCTTCCGTCCCAGGAACCCGGTTGTCCACATTTACAGTGACGCTCACTTCCGGTTTTTGCCCTAACCCGGCACCGAGAGCCCGCATCTGGCCAGGGGTGAAAACGGTTTCACCGCGCTGCGCGATGATGGGCACCTCCCCACCAACCACACCACCGCCATGAAACTTCGGCGCGGAAGCAAACACCGTCGGATCGACCGCACGACTAGCCAGAGTGTCTATCCCGACAACGCCGCCTGTGTGGGCAACCATGACCGGACCGGGGGCCGGAAAATCCCCAACCGGTGCAGATGATCCACCGCCGAACATGCTGGCCCCAATGGAGCCGAATACGTTATCCAAAAACCCGGTAAAGGGTTTGATCACCGACATACGGATGGCGGCGCGAAGTGCCTCCTCGGCAATTGTATTAAACAGATCAGCAGCATTGAACTTGCCGGTCTTCGCCCATTGGACAAAGGCGTCTTCGCCGGCCTTCAATGATTTGGTGGTGACCTGTTCGAACTGGCGCGCGGCGTTGCCCGCTTCGTCTGCATAATCACGCAAAGCCCGAACCACACCATCGGACCATTCCCGGCTGGCGCGAAGCATGCGGTCATGCGCCTCTTCAGATGCACGAGCAAAGGTCTCTTGAGATATCGCCCCGTCATCTAGCAAACGTTTGAGATCGGCAAGTTCGGCATTGTAGGTTTCTTGAGCCGTGCGCAGACTTTCCGTGAGAGCACGGCCTTTTTCACGCAATTTGACGGCATCCTGCTCTGCCTTGTTGCGCGCCTCAATGGCTTGGCGCTCATCAAACAAGGCCCCTGCGAGTTCGCGGACCCGTTGACGTTCGGCATCTGTCGCCTCAGCGGACAAGCGTCTCAACGCCTGAGAGACAAAGCGCGCCCTATCGGTCATGGCCAAAGCATCGTGTTCGGCTTGGAGGCCATCGATGATTTTGCGATTGGCTTTCGCCCGACGGCGGACGGCTTCTTCTTCCTGGGAAGCCAACCGAGCTAGTTTTGCATCCCGGACCGCTGCCGCTTGCGCCATGATCTCGCCAACCTGATCCAAGTTGTCGCCATCCGGCGTAATGAGCGACTGCATCTCCGTGACCAGGCGTTGGTATTCGGCGCGAATACGCTCTGCGCCCTGGTGGGTCGCGTCGAACAACTGCTTTTGTAAGTCTTTCTCGATTTGCGCAATACGCCGGGAGCGATCCCGTGCACCTTGAATATCTGCATCAATTCCGTCGGGCGTAGCCGTTGGATCAACGGTGGAGACGTCTGCCCCTCGGTCCCGCTGCATCCAGGCGAGTTTGGCAGCCCATTGACGGTACTGGTCGACCCGTTCCTGAAGGCGGCGTTCGAGCGCGACCTTGCGGCCCCAGGCGATGGGGTCGTCGAGGAATCCAACATCTCCTATTTCTTTCAGTTCGCGAGCAATCTCCTTGAGCTCCTGACGGCGTTCTTCGACGACGCGCCGGGTGGAACGAGTCGATAAGCCCTCGAAGTTAAAATCACCAGACAGGGCCAGCTTGATCTGCTCATAGGCAACACCAGCGTCAGCGGCCAGATCGGCCAAGCCAGATGAGACATCGGCGATGGCCGGGGCTAGATCCAACATGGCACGGGTCAGATTGGCAGAAACCACCTTGCCCAAGGTATCCAACTGATCGCGCGCCTTCTCGGCATTGCGAACGAGGTCTTCTTCAAGGACGATGCCAAGATCACGAGCGTGGCGGCGGGTGGCTTCCAACGCTTCCGCACCGCCAACCAGCATGTTGACCATGGCGACACCTTCGCTGTCGAACAACTTGAACGCCAACCGTAGACGTTCTGCCGGATCGGACGTGCGTTTGAAGGCTTCCGCCACGTCATTCAACAGATCCTCGGATCGGCGAATATTACCGTGTTGATCTTTCAGTGCGATGCCCATTTGAGAGAGGGCCTGTTTGGCTTCACCGGTGCCCTTGGCGGCTTCGGCCACACGCCGGGTAAAGCGCTGCAAGGCCATATCCATGGTGCGTTGCTCGACACCGGCCAATTGGGCCGCATATCGCAGCTCCTGCAGAGCTTCTACACCAACGCCGATTTTATCAGCGGTCTTTCCAATAACGTCTGCGGCGGAAATGGACCGATCAATCAACGTGGCCAAACCGCCCACCGCCGCGACACCGGCTAAAGCCCCACCGAGGGCACGCATGCCGATATGCAAACCTTTCGCGCGATCGGTCAGGTTGGCGAGACCACGGGACGCCTTGTCCCCGGCGCGGTCGATCTTTTTGAGCGAGCGTTCGCCGCTTTCACCGACGTTGACGAGCTCGGCCTTGACCTTGCCGCCGCCTTCTACGGCCAAGCGAACCGCGTATGTATGTTTGGCCATGGCCATCAATCGCTATCCTTGTTTGAAAGTGCCTCAATCAGCCCGGCTTCCGCCGCCGATAGCAGTTCGGAAACGACGGAGAGATCAGTTCCACGCGCTTCAGCAACACGCAGTGCCGTTCCCATATTGATGCCGATGACGTGTCCGGATGGTGCCAAGCGCAGCTGACCGAGACAGGCCTGTACGACCTCCCAAGCTTGGTGTTCTTCGTCCGTGATTAGGGCGTATCGACGTTGTGGGCAGGTTTTGCCGCAGTCTTCTTGGCACCCTTGGCAGTAGCTGGGCCCTCCGCCTGGCTGGAAGTGCCAGCGGCAGAGAGCCCGGATCCGTTTTTTGCGGCGGTGAGCAGCACCTGTTTCAGGGTGAATTCATTGAAAAACCGCTCACCAACGGGATAAAGCGACATGACAGCGGCGATATTCTCCGGATTGACGATCGGATCATCTTCAATACCCGACCAAGCGGTGATATGGCGAAGCGCCAATTCCTTGATCAGCAGGTCCTGAAACATGCCGTCGCGGTCAGCATCGACGGAAAGGTCGGGCAATCCTTCAGCAGTTAAACCCGCTTCCGACAGTTCCTTGCTTTGAGCTTCCAGTCCTTCAATGCGCCGACGCGCAGCTGCCTGTGCAGCAGCCATGCCAGCGGTGGTCAGCGGCTTAACAGTGACGCTGACACCATAGGGCAGCTCAATATTGAATGGCTCACTTGGTTGTTTTAAGGAGATCATGCGTAATCACTCCCATCCAGATCATTGATGAGGGTGACATCCAGCATGCGACCAGCCGTTTCATTGCGGGCCCCTTGAAAGTCGAAACTTGCCTGCACACCGCCCGGACCATCGACGGCCAATTTTGGTTTGGGCAAATAGACCTCGTGGGCCGCAAACATGACGCTGGCATTGCCGACCGTGTAACCGAACGTCAGATCAACGGGCGTTCCATTGGCAGCCAGATCAATGAGGGTGGTATCCGAAAACCGCACATCAATGCGGCCCGTCAATGCCGCCACCGTAGGATCGGCTCCATCAATCTTGCCGTCCGATCGGATGGTTTCGATCTTTTCGTTTCTCATGTTGTCCATTCTACAGGTTTTTTGGGGGATGTCAAGGGAAAATCGAGGTGATTTTCCGAGACAGGTAGTCCCGCTCCATCTTGAGGATGTAGCCGTAGTCCTTCGAGATGTGGACCTTGTAAGGGATGACCATCCGCCCGTCAGACCGAGCGCGCGACCAGACCTTCAAAACGTAAGTCTGGGTGATGGAGCCAGGACGGAGACAGGTGACGGTGGTGCGGTACATGTTTTCTTTTCTCATACTCCCCATATTAGCGATT